GCCCGCGCCGCGGCCGCCGACGATCCGCGCGACCTGTGGCGCCCCGCTCACCGGCTCAACATTTGATGCGAATCGAGGACGTGATGACACCAGAGACGCCCCTGCCCGTCGGCACCTGGCGCCCGGATCTGGCGGCCGCCGACCGGCCCGGCCGGATGACTCCGGAGCTGGCCGCCGACCTGCTGGGCGTGGTCGGCCTGGTGGTCGTCGTCCTGGCGATCGGCGGGCTGACCGGCACCTGGTGGTGGTCGCTGGGCGCCGCGGGCCTGGTCATGGTCGGCCTGTCCTACAGCGCGCACAACCGGATCGAGGCCGAGCGCCAATACCGCGAGGACCCCGAGGCAAAGCCCAAGCCGATCCCGCTCCAGCGTGAATCGAAGACGGCATGACGTCCTGGCTGTGGCCGGCCCGGCGCGCGGTCGAGGCGACCGCGCAGCAGATCGTCACCTCCGGTGCGGCCGCGGGCACCGGCTGGAACCGCGACCCGCTGGACGGCGACGGCGGCTGGAAGCCGGCCGGATCCCGTGGCCGCCCGGTGCCCGACTGGACGCTGGAGCGGAGCCGGATGTTCAGCGTCGCGTCTTACCGGACCAACCCGATGGCGCGGGCGATCATCGACACCTACACCTCGTTCTGCGTGGGCGACAGCGGGGTGACCTTCCAGGCGACCAACCCCCAGGTTCGCGAGGTCGTCGAGGAGTTCTGGAACGACCCCAGGAACAACGTGGGCGCTGGCCAAGAGCTCGCGCTGCGCAGCTGCCTGCTGCTGGGGGAGACCTTCCGCGAGCTCATGGTCGGCGAGATCTCCGGCGCCGTCCGGTACTCGCCCATCGACCCCTCGGCCGTGGTTGACGTGCGATGCCACAAGGGCAATCCGCTCTGGCCAGAGCGGATCTTCTACCGGATGGAGGCGGTAGACCAGTCGCTGCCGGTCGCGGCGGTGGACGACGCCACCGGCCTGCGCGACGGGCGCGCGATGTTCTGGGCGCCGTTCCGCGCGCTGGAGACCGACGTGCGCAGCATGCCGTTCATGTCGCCGATCCTCGACTGGCTCGACTCCTACGACACGGTGCTGTCCAACCTCATCGACCGCACGGCGCTCGCCCGGTACATGGTGTGGGACGTCACGATCGAGGGCGACCAGGACGCGGTCGACAACTACATCGCCAGCCGCGGCGGCACGCACATCCCGCCGTCCGGCGCGGTCGAGATGCACAACGCCGCGGTCAAGTGGGAGGCCAAGAACGCGCAGACCGGCAGCTACGAGGACACCAACGCCAACCGGTCGGTGCTCACGATGATCGCCGGTGGCGCCGGGTTGGCGAAGACCTGGCTGGCTGAGCCTGAGGACGCCAACCGCGCTACGAGCCTCACGATGGCCGAGCCGGTCCGGCGCCGGGTCGGCGGTGTCCAGGCCCTCTGGCTCAGCTACCAGACCGAGATGACTCGCTTTGCCGTCGACCGGGCGGTGGCCGCGAAGCGACTGCCCCGGATGGTCGCAGCGACCGACCCGAGGACCGGCCAGAGCTACGACATCAAGGCCTCCGACAGCGTGATCGTGACCGGCCCGGAGGTCGCGGCCGCCGACGCGCAGATCACCGCCCAAGTCCTCCTGAACCTCAGCACAGGCCTGCAGCACCTCGTGGACTCCCGGGTGCTGACCCCGGACGCGGCCGCCGTCGCCGCGCGGAAGGCATGGGAGGACTACATGGGCATCCCGTACTCAGCTGACCTGGGCAAGCCAGACGCGGATGCCGACCGAGACGACGTCGCGACCGCCATCGATGACGCCACCACCAAGAAGGCCAAGGCGAAGCTACGCGCCGTGGGCGACCCGTGAAGGAGAGAGCAGTGGACAGGAACGAAGCGGCCGAGCGGATCGGCATGAGGCCCACCGAGGTGCTCGACGTCCAGGAGCTCGGCGAGGGGCACGTGGTGACCACCCACGATGGGCAGCGCGTCCAGATCACGGCGGACGGCACCGTCGAGCCGTACGACCAGGAGCACGCCCCGCAGGCCTGGGCGCGCGAGATCGGCGACAACGCCGCGGCAGCGGAGGCCTCCGGTGAGCCGATCCGCCCGGAGATGACCGAGCGGGACGTGCCCACCGGCGATCTGGAGGAGGTACTGGCCTGGGTCGGTACCGACCCGCGCCGCGCGGCCCTGGCGCTGCAGGTCGAGAGCCAGCGAGGGGACGCGCGGGCCGACCTGCTGGAGATGCTGGAGACCCTCAACAGCGACGGCGACGGCGAGGTGCCCAGCGGCAGCGCTCAGCGGGTGCTGGACTGGGTAGGTGCCAACCAGGACCGGGCCCGCCAGGCGCTGGAGATCGAGCGTGCGAAGGTCAGCCCGCGCCGCCAGCTCGTCACCGCGCTGGAGAAGGTGGAGCGCGCCGAGTGAGCGGCCACGACTCCACCGGCGAGGACCCGGCGCCTGCGGCATCGCTTCAGCACGGCCAGACGGTCACCTGCCCCAGCTGCGGTGTCTCCTTCGAGACCGCCCCGCCGGCGCCGCGACGGGTGACCGAGAACACCGGCACGGTCGAGGCGATGATAGACGGCCAGCGCTCCTACGACGACACCAAGCAGCTGCTGCGCAAGGCCCTCGCCGAGCGCATCGAGGCGGCCACGGGTGCGTCCTACGTCTGGGTCTACATCAGCGACGTCACCGCGGCCGCCGTGGTCTACGCCGCGGGCGACGATGACCTCTACCAGTGCGACTACACGGTGGACGCCGCCGGAGCGGTGACGCTCGGCGAGCCGGTCAAGGTCGTGCGTACCTACGCGCCCGACCCGGCGGCCGCGCCGAGCCTGGCCGACGTCCTGGCCGAGACCCGCGCCCAGATCACCGTCCAGTCGCGGGTGATCGAGGCCAAGGGCAAGGACAAGGACGGTGGACGCGTCTTCAGGGTGAGGATCATCGCCTACGGCGACAGCCTGAACAATCGCCGCTACCCGGAGGCCGTCATGCGGGCGGCCGTACCGCTGTACGAGGGGGCCAAGGCCTACGACCATCACCGGACGCTGGAAGAGCTGAACACGGGCACCATCGCGGGCCTGGTCGGCACCTACCGCGGTGTGGAGGCCGAGGATGACGGCCTGTACGGCGACCTGCACCTGCTGCCGTCCGCCGTGCACGCGGCCGAGGCGCTGGACGCCTCGCTCGCGGGGCAAGCTGACGGACTGGAGCCGCTGATTGGACTCAGCCACGACGTGATGGCGCTGTTCCGGCCGATCACCGAGGGCGGCCGCCAGCTGCAGGAGGCGACGGCCATCGCCAGAGTCAACAGCACCGACCTGGTGGCCGACCCAGCAGCCGGCGGCAAGGCCTCCCGCGTCCTCGCGGGCGGCATCGACATTGACCCGGGCGCGGAGCCCGACCGTATGAAGGAGAAGACCGTGCCCCCAACTCTTCAGGAGATCCTCGGCGCGCTGGGCCAGGCGAGCCCGGAGCAGCTGGCCGGCGTCGGCCTGGCGAAGCTGGAGCCCGCCAAGGAGACCGACAAGCCCGCCGAGACCAAGGTCGTCGAGACGCAGCCCCAGACCAAGGGCAGCTTCCTCGCCGGGCTCATGGTGCGCCAGCTCGTCACCGACGCGGGCCTGCCCGAGTCCGTCGTCGAGGCGGTCACCAGCGCCCTGCCGGTGAGCTTCACCGAGGCCGACGTCGCCGCGCAGATCGCCGCGATGAAGGCGGGCCTGGCGATGGTCGAACGCGCCGGCCTCACCCCGACGGCGACCACGACGGTGACCCAGGAGGCGCGCGACAAGAAGGTCAACGCGCTCGACAAGATGTTCGAGGGCAACTACCGCGAGGGCTACCGCTCCTTCCGCCAGGCCTACGCCGACTTCACCGGTAACCACCCCCGGGCCTGGGATGAGGACTACAGCCGGCGCATCCTGCGTGAGTCGATCGGCGGCTACTACGACTCGTCGATGCGCTCGACGGAGTCCATGGACAGCACCACCTGGGACCAGGTGCTGGGCGACTCCATCACCCGCCGCATGATCAAGCTCTACAGCCAGCCGAGCCTGCAGACCTGGCGGCTGATCGTCTCGGAGATCACCCCGGTCCCCGACTTCCGCCAGCAGAAGCGCGAGCGGATCGGCGGCTACGGGCTGCTGCCCACCGTCGCCCAGGGCGCCCCGTACCAGCCGATGGCCTCGCCGACGGACGAAGAGGCGACGTTCGCGGTGATCAAGCGTGGTGGGACCGAGGATCTCACCAT